AACCCACGGATCCCGTTTCGTCAATAGAGAAAATGTCACCAACTGTAAACCCACATGGTGGTGTTCCAGAGCAATCAATAACATCAACTGTTGCTAGTTGTCGAACAATATACCCATAGTTAGTTATTGTATCTCCAGAAACAATCTCCACTTTAGTTCGTATTGCTTCTGTAGAAAACGTAACAGCAGGCGCTGATGAATATCCAGATCCACCGTTTGTAATTATTACATGTGATATTTCATTAGTATCTGTAAGAATTGCTCTGCCAGTTGCTGCGCTTCCCGTTGTTGAGGTAAACTGGACTGTTGGTGCGGCAAAGTAACCATTACCACTATCAATAACAGGATCATACAGTCTGTGTGTTCCAGAACCGAGAACAGTAAGGTCGACTGCCGTTCCTAATGTAGCATTTCCTGCGCTCGTAGCAATTTTAATAGTATTAGCATTTACTGGTATAACAAAGTATACAGCGTAATTGGTAAGACCAGTTACAATTGTTCCACCATTTTTATCATAGATAACCACATCGCCTGTTGAATAACCATGAGATGGGATTGTAATAGTATTGTTCGTTAGATTAACTGCAGTAGCAGCATTAAATGTCTTGTTGGTATCTCCAACAATTGCCTTTACCTGACCACCCGAAACAAGAGCATTAGCAGATGCACCAGCGCCTGGAACTATAATATTTGCAGTTTTTGGTAGACTTGTTACCAATTCATAAACAGCAGGGAAAACATATGCAAACTTAGTTACATTGCTAATATTTGTTTCAATGGTTCTTTCATATATTACTGACGAGATATTTTCATAATATGTAATCCTAACTGTTTTACTGCTAAGATCAAACGGATTTGCGGTAATCGATGAATCGACTGCGAGTTTTAATGTTACATCTTCGATCCAGATACCATCAGATGCGCGAAGGATCTGCTCAGATGGATAGAAAATTTCTGTGCGTTCATTATACAAGATTCTAAAGAGAAGTTCAATTGCCTTCTCAGAACCCTTTGCTTCATAGAACTGCTTGATGAATTTGATTAATCTTCTATCATCAATCTGTGCACCAAGTGGAAAGTTCTGTGCATATTGGTTCTTAAACTTAGGGATAAATGTATCAAGTGTTCTGTTGATGTCAAAATTCTTCTCATAGTTGAGAAGGAAATTGTTTACTTGATTTTCTTCGTCTAGGAACTCGTAATATTTTTCCAGGAACGTAATGAATACAGGATACTCAGTGCGAACAAAATCCGGAAGTTGATTTGCGATAAGATGACTTAGTGATTGTTTGAAACCATTGTAACCATCATCAATATAAACCATATTTGCAGTTGCAGCTGCACCAGAACCACCGCCACCTGTAAATGTGATTGTTGGTGGTGTTAGATAGTTGTATCCTGCTGCTGTTACTGTGATTGCAGTTACTTTACCACCAGAAATAGTTGCAGTTGCCGTCGCATTACCACCGATTGTAACTGTTGGTGCAGAGGTGTAGTCCGCCCCACCATTAGTGACAGTTATACTGGCAACTTTTTTATAGTATGAGGTGGTTTCTGACATCTATTATTCTTGTGAATTGGCAATTGCAGTAACAGTCAGTCCTGCAGGAATATTTGTTACTGAATTTGCTGCGCTAGTATCCAATGTTAATACAGTATTTCTAGCAGCATTTGGAAAAATTGCTGCTGTTGAAACATTTGATGTTGAAGTCAGATCTGTTGTCAGAATATTCGGCGCATCACCAAACGGTTCAACATAGACTCTAAGTTCTGTGTTTGATCCAGAATCGACCAAGAGATCTGTAATATTAACAACACCTGTAGTATAATCAACATTTCCTACGTTGGGAAGAATAATAACATCATCTGTTATACGTTTCATAACAAGAGTTCCGATATCACCAACTGTTATATCATGCTGGTCGGTTATATAAACATCGTATTCTTGTGTTCCGATAGTCGTAGTAAACGACGTGGTTTTTAACGTCTCAATTTCCAACGGAGTGTTGAACCTGATCACATAATCTTCCGGAACTCCTGTAAACACTTCAATTCGTTTATGCATAAGCACTTGAATACTGGCAGAGAAAATAGACTGCGTTGTCCCAGCAACAGCAGAAAGTAATCTAGAATAATAAAAGTTCTTCTGTAACTTATTAACATTGTTCGTAAAGAAGTTTTGCACAACTGCTCTGACCTCAGATTCAATTCTCGAGGTGGTAAGTGATGTAATTGTTTTATTATAGTTGACTGAAATATTCAACCCAATATATGTTTCAATTGGATCTACGAATTCGGGTTGGATAGAAACCACACTTCGCGGTCTAATAATATCCCTAGCAATAATATCTTTATCTGCTTGCGAGATAATAGATCCAGGTAGAGGTTGAATCGAAATAAACACTTTACCATAGATTGGAGGATTGTTTTCTTCACCACCCCAAACAACAATAGAATTAATGTTCCCAAACCTTGCTCTAATTAAGGTTTCATAATCATCAGATGTAACAACACGATTCTTCGTAGAATTGAATTTTGGTGCGTTATACCTAATACTATCTATGCTTTCTTTTTCGCTACCGCCAGTAGCAGCAGATGTTAGATAAACGACTTTACTCTCACCAGAAGCAGTGAACGTTCTTGATGGTGTAAAGTTAGGAATAGAATTTGCTGCTGTGCCGCTGCTTACGATATAATCAATACTGACAATATTACCAACTTGTAGTTCCTGCCCAACGATATTATCACCAAATCTTATTTCGTATAGTCCAGATGGACCTTCTTCGATAAAAAATGCTCTAGTAGTCCCATCTACTTCCACAATATCATCATAGAAGTTCCATGTAGTAATCGATGTAACTGCGTTTGATTGTTGCACTCTTACTCTTATAGTAGTAGTGTCAATATTTCCATTTGGTAAAACAAACGGTCCAGATTTATTAGATTGATCAACAATGAACGTATTTGTTACTCGTTTACCTTCAATCAGTTCCATCGGGAAACTGAATCCTGTTTGACCAGTTTCAAGAACAACCAATCCGGAAACATAATCTTCTCGCGGGAAGAACGTATATGTGTTCTTTGCAGTTTTTGCCGTGAATGGTGTATCACGTGTTATTGTTAAACTGGTGTTCGTGAATGATGTTGCTGGTCTAATTTGTAATGTAATATTTGCACGAGCAGATCTTCTTGACGTAGGTGTATATCCTAATGTTTTCGCAATAGATGTAACTGAGTTTCTCTTGACTGCACTATCAATAAACATTTCATTTGCTTGAAGGTGCGCAAGAGTTGCGTTGTAGTGCGTGTTATACGCAAGAATATCAAGAAGTATTGTTAGACCAGCACCATCAAAGTTGTAATCTTGGAACTCCTCTTGCGATTGCATGAAGGTTTTTAGATTTTCTTTAATAGTTGCAAAATCTAATTCAGTTACATTAAGTTGAGACATCTTATCTACTTCTTCTTAGAACAGTTGAAAATGAAACGGGATCCGCAACCCCGACAACATAAAAATAAATGGATACATTAAACGCATTCTGATCAAAGAGAGGTACAACATCTATTTGTTGCGATCTAACTCGTGGTTCATACTTATTGATTAGTAACTCTAATCTTAATTTTAAAGAATTGGCAGTAACAATATCAACGTTCTCGAACATCATACCGTATATCGGCGAACCAATTTTAGGTTGGAATGGTCTTTCGTAGAAGTTCGTGAGAACTAGAACTTTCAGTGCCTGTTTTACAGCATTGACATCAAACTTCCTCGCAACGTCACCCGTAATTGGATGCATTGCAAAGGATAGATCTAGATCCGAATAGATTCTGTTTACTGTTTTTGTTGTCATATAGTTATTTATATGTTACCAAGGAGTGAAGTTACCAGGACTTGTAATTTTAGTCTTACCATTAGACAATAATTTAGCAGTTCCATTTAAGGTTCCGCCTCGTTTCGCGCCAGTATAGTAATTCCAACCAATATGGATCCATGCTGTTTTTCCACTTGCAGTCTCTAATAGAATTTGATCGCATTTTGGCAACGAAGTTGCAATATATTTTGCAATTTCGATCATCTTCTTACGATTATCTGCAAATCCCCACTGAATATCTACTGCAGAATATCTATGAGCGCTGTTAGTGTCATGCCTGAATCCAGAGTTTATTCTAAATCCTGGATATCTTTCCCTCAATGGTTCTAGGATGTTCAAGCACAAACATCTATAGTTTTGGATGATATCCCATTGACTGATTGTTTTACCATCTCTCTTATATGGAATAAACTGACTTAACTTGCGAGGGAAAAATGCTCTCGAGAAGAAATCATCCAAAATATAGTTATCAGATAATTTAATATTACCAGTTATTTTACCACCACCAAGCGGTGGCATGGGATCTTTAGTCTTATAATATATGTTGCATCCAGGAATAGCATCAGGAACCTTACCGAAGTCACCAGTCACAGCACCATCACCGCCAGCATCATCCGCAGATGTTCCTGGACCTGATGGTTGAGATGGATCTGACTTGTCGATGCAATCTTCAGTACCACTATCTGGTTCATCTGGCACATCATTCTCAGTATTATCTGGAACACCCTGTGATCCGCCGCTAACACCCCCCGCTGCAGCGCCACCAACATATTGCGATTTACCAGTTACAGATTTGCTAACAGGTTTCTCGACAGTTTTAATCGTTGACAGTGGCGCAGCGACTGCACATACTGCATCAGTAGCGGAACCAGCAGAAGCAGGTGCAGTAACGGAAGCTGATCCAGCAACAGGAAGATTATGGGTACTTCCGCCATTGGTGCCAGTGTCAGTTCCTGTTGCTCGAAGATTCGTGCTCGCAGCATTTAATGTAGAAACATCGATTGTTGGCGCATTAAAGGCAGATGATAGAACCTTTGCTGCCTTGAGACTTGTATTACCCGCAGACTCAGTATTTAGAACTCCACCAGATTTAATATTAGTATCTCCAGTGGACTCGACATTAACTGCAGCGCCCGATTTAATTTCAGTTGCTGCACCTGATTTGGTTTTTATTGCTGCATCAGTGCATAAGTTTGTATCACCCGTTGAATGATTGAAGAATGACCCTGCTGATTTAATATGTGTATCTGCTTTGGAGGTGACATTGACGCCTGCATCAGAAGTCAGATTAAACTTGCCTGTGACATCAGTTGTCATGTTACCTTTAGCATCAATATCAATATCACCAATATTCTCAAGTGACATTGAACCGCCGTTTCTTGCATAAATTCCGTCGGCTACAGATAATGATAATCTACCTGCAATGTTAACATCGACGTCATTATGAATGTCCATAGAGACTTTACCATGCATTGTCAAATTGGTGTCGCTCATAATGATCACATTACAATTTCCTGCAACGTGAACATTCGCAATACCTTCGATTAAGATGTATCCGTTCTTGTCTAGAATTGTATATCCATCACCAACAATCTTGGTTACCTTGGTTCCGTTCGGACCAATCTCATCGAATGTTCCGGATCTGTGTGCCCAGTTAAGTCTCTCTGAACCAGGAGTGTCATCAATTTCAATAGCATGTCCTGCTTCGGAACCAAATACTTTGTTGAATGGATACTGTGCATTATAAGGTGATTCTGGTTGCGCCCACGTAACACCATTTCTACCTGCTGTCTGGACTTCACGTTTTCTGGAAGCATTTCTTGCAGCAGGAGATGCTCCTGCGCTTAATGTTTCTCTGTTTCCTGAAGAACTTTTAGGACTCTTACCGATTTGAGGAGAGTTTACACCTGTTGCTAGTGGATTTGTATCAGGTTTATTTACTGACGATCTGTGTGGATACACACTATTAGGATCTTTAAATCCTTTAGTATCATCTTGTTTATCTGGAGGCAATACATCAGTGTTTTTTGGTTGATTGTTTGCTCTAAAGGTATCGGTGGAATTGTCAGAATTAACCTTATCGCTATCTGCAGCATTTTGCACCTGCGTCGGCGGAGGCGATGATACATCTGGTTCTTCCTCTTTAGTTTCAAGAGCAATTTTCTCAGAAGTTGTTTCCTTAGTTCTCAGAGTTCCATCTGCGCTAACAGTCTCAACAACAGTAGTCTTTGTTCCATCAGGATTTTCAGTTATTGTTGTTACTATGCTATTTCCAGCAGCATCAAAGACAGTTACTATACTTGGATCAACAATTTTAAGTTGCTTTTTAATTGGAGAAATATCAGCATCAAACGAAGAAACAATCTGAGTTTTTGCTGATTGTATAAGTTGAGATTTTTCTCTCAGACCAGTTATTCTTGCTGCTTGAATTACTTTATCTAACTGTGCACTGAGACTGGTAATAGAAACTGGTCTTGATACTGCTATTTCCTTACCGTCGTAAAGAATTCTTCCAGCAATATCAGTTCCAACTGCGGTATATTCTACAACTAGATTACCAATAGTATTTTCTACTGCAGATAATGCGCCATCCACTGTTGGTAGATCAGGCACATCTGGTTTTGCGATGCTAACTTGCAGCGGTTTACTAGAAACTGAATTGTATCCAATATCATACCAGTATTTTGATGTAACACCTGTTGTGTCTTTCTTAATAATACCATTTGCATAATTTGCCGCAGTATCATAGTTTACGCACAATGCGACTGACAGTAATCCAGCAACAATATCATTGTCAGTAGAGTCATTTACTATTCTTGCATTGTATAGTAAATTATAGATGAATTTCAAATAATCAAATGCGATTTCATCTTGTATTGTTTTACTTTTAAGTATATCATACCCTGTTTGTATACGAGCATTTATGGGGATACCAGTAAGTGCAGTAGTAATAAAATAATACTGTCCACTATTTTTTGTTTCGATTTTAGATTCGGCGAAATCTAACTCGGTGCTATATTTTTCTTTTGCTGCTTCGTAATAAGATTTTCGTGTGTCTAACTTTTCTGGACCTTCTGGGCGATCAATTAATATCTTATCGATGTAATCCCTAGCAAGGATACCAACCCAACTCGCATCAATTAATTGATTGATTGTTAATCTGTATGCACCATACTCACCGCCATTATGAACCTTTGACCATATGTCTTTAGAACCAGCAACAGGGTATTGCTCCTTAATGGCATTTTGGCAAGCGACAAGAAGTTTTGCGATATCTTCCGTCGTTAAAGATCCAATATCTGCAGTATCGAGATCTACTGTTGTGTCGTAAGTAGTATTACTTTCAGGTTTATTGAGCATAGATTATACCTTGTATTTTTTTCTGTAGAAAGCAAATGCATTCGTTCTGTCTTTAAGATGCATTTTACCGCCATTGATTGCTTTCGTTACTGCTACAGGATCACCCCATTTATTGTTTTTAGCAATTCCATCTTTCGCCCCTTTCATCTTCGGATTAGAAAACCATTGGACAACAATTTCAGCAGCAACTTCTTTCGTTGCTACTTGATCTGGATTACTAACAAAGTCTCTACCCATTTGATTACCAATATCTCGATAATTGTTTTTCCAAGTTAATTGGATGTATCCACGACCTCTATATTTTGCTCCATCTCCAGGATTGGTATTTCCCATACTCCTTGCTGTAGCAGGTCTTCTTCCTCTAATGTCATATCCCTTGTGTATGGATTTTCCACGATTTATCCCATTTATGAAATAATTCTCGTCACCGAGTTCTACCATGGTTGTAAATCTACCTGTTTCCACATAACATTGAGCCATAATTGCTGCCTTTGCGAGTGGTCCATAATTCGGGATTCTCGAACCATTCTTATCTAGATACTTCTCAAGAAATGATTCTAGTCCTTTGTTATCAGGTGGCGGCGACACCGAACTCGCATCACCCGCTGAATCTGAAGAACCACTTGTTGTTGCTGCATCTTCTGTTGATCCAGAACCCTCTGACGGTGAACAATCATTTGAATTCAATCCACCAGGAATTGCCCCAACAGTTCCAAAGAACATAGGATGCTGACCATTTTCTCCATCAGCAAAAAACCCAACTACCCATGAACCTTCAACTGCACCCGTTGGTGACCATCCAACACCGGAAGTTCCTGCCGAGTTTGCTGGCATAACAGGCATTGCCCATGGAAGATCTTCTGTTGGAAGTGTTACGTTGTCTTCAGTATGATACCCAATAATTCTTACTCGACATCTACCCAAACGTAATGGATCGTTGCGATCTTCGACCACACCAAACCACCAATAAAAGTTTGAATTATTGTTAGATGTAATATTATCCATCGCCATTATTTAACTCTTCCACTTCATAAATTTCTTGTGCATATGAATCCTTAGAAATCTCCAAAAACATAGTGTGTCTAAGAGGTGATATTTGATGGTGTATTGCAGTTATCATGTAGACACCTGTTACAAATTTATCCCATATTAATGCTTCAGAATCCTCTTTGGTTTTTTCCCCGACGGACGGGTAATATAATTTGATTAATCTACCAACTTCAGCGTCTGTTCTTCCAGGCACTGTTATTTGCAATCTCAATGTGGTTAAATCCATTAAAGAACTATTCCTCTGAGATACAAAATCCTCAGGATGTAAGTCGATAGAATCTTCGGTTGAGTCTAAAACTCCAGGATTTACAGTAGAAACAAACGGTTTATTATCTGATGACCGCAATACATTGATAGGGAAAATCATCTTATATTTTTTTGATGAATTTTCGTTGTCTGTATCTAACGTATATGTGTTATTTGCTGCATCATATGTTGCATCTTCCATATGAGCATATTCTCGGTAGTTAAATCCATGATCATAGTAGTATGATTTGTAATCTTTTTTAACCATGTCAAACGAGTGCACGGTGCTGGCGAAATGCCCTAGATCTTGACTTTGTATGACATCTAAATTAGTAATAAATTCTAATGCTTCAATAGTTTGGAATCCCTTGATCAACGAGGAAACCGTTTGTAAATTGCTTAGATTTGTATTGTAAACAAACGCAGAGTAGATATCACTGTTGGCAAGTTGATTTGCCACAAGACTTTCTACTGATGTGAAATAAAACGCTTTTGTGGTTTCAAAAAATAAAAACGTCGGAGATTTATATTTCATTCCAATTGATCTTTTTGCTAACCAACTCAAACATTGAATTGGTGTCCACATCGGTGGCACGAATGTTATGTGCGAATCATGCGGAGTGTCTGCAATAAAAAATTCTGTGAAACCATCCTGCGCAGAAAATCCATTTTCTTCTGTTTCTTGATTGCTTACTTTTCCTTCTTCTTCTGATCTTGATCTGTCTCCGATATTCTTATTGGTAAAGAATCTCGGAGACTTCATGTTTTCAGTAAAAATCTCAGAAGCAATTTCATCCGTTGTGCCCTCGAATTTTTTACACACCTTTGTAATATTGTCAGATGATGCTTCTAAAGAGCAAAAAAACAACTCATAATATTGTTCTCTGTCATTGTTTAGTTTACGATTCTTAACTGCATAAACTGAAAATGACTTCTGAATTTTATTAATTGGATCAAATGTTCAAAGATTACTTTTTGAATACCCACCCAACTCTGCCCACGGAGTTTGAATATCCACAGTAAGAACTTCATCACCGATTATAGGCAATCTTCCGATGAGATTCAATGAATCACGAATAACTACTGAACCATGTAGAGTCGGAGAAAAGATATCTTCATACAGATTTATTTCCATCATAAATGGTTTAAGATCTAGTGGATCTTCTGATGATATGATACTTAGATCCAAAGATGTAATAATTACATCTCCTGGTTTTGTTATTGCGTCACTTACTGCTTTTGGTGGTGATGCCGTAGATTTTTCTTGACCTACTGGTGATTCTGCCATTATTAATTACCTACTAATCAAATTCGAATACACAGATACAAATTCTGCTAAGTATTTTGGATCCAAAATCTTTATTTCTCGCTTACCATTATTTAGTTCTTCTTCATACTCGTAATTGGAAACAACATTTATCGCACCACTTGCTAAATCTGCTGCGTCGTAATCAACAACCAATTTAGGTTCGTCAGATGTTCTGTAATGGTGCGGTAAGTAAATTCCTGTTTCACCATATTTCTTTTTGCAATATGCAAGCAGATCTGAATTTCCCATCGGCCATTCTTTTCGAGCATCCACAATATCATTTACTGCCATAATAACCCAGTGATAATCTGGACTGCTGTAAAACTTATCAGAGACTTGCTCGATTGTATACCCATCCGGAACAGTGATTGTCTGTAAAAACACAACATTATTTTTAAATTTATTTGTCGAGATTCTGCGAAATATATCAGTTACAAGTGTCGCCGTATTTGGCGTAATCGTATTGACCAGCATTTTCGGGAACATAGAAAATAACATATTAGTATCCCTTCTCAATTCTGTCTGTGGTCAAGGTTTCCAACTCAGAGAATTGCAATCTAATAAATGCTTCAGTTGGGCATCCGTTATCGAATGTCGTAAAACCTTCTGCACCATAATCTATTGCCATGTCTGTCAATACACAATTTGATATTTTTCTCACATATGTGTTTTCTTCACCATTATGGTAATAGATGATCATAAATTCTGATGGATACGTTTGAAACAACCCATTAGGACTCATGGTTGGATGCATGTGTGATGTAAACAACTCAAGTATACCTGACTTACCATTTGGGCGACCGAAAACCATCTCCGCTTCATCAGCATTTCTCGGAGAAAATCTATAGTCAAAAGAGAACTTTCTGAACCCCATAGATCTAAACAATTGTTCTTTGTATGGGTTTTCTACTTTCTTGGAAGTTGCTTGGAGAACATTAGTAAATTGATCAAACCCAGCAATGTTCGCAATGCGTCCTGCTTTTCTTATCATATAATCAGCAGTTTCTGTACCTTCACTAAACAATCCGCCAATTGATGCCTTACCCGAAGCAAGACCCCCGATTAGTGCACCAAGATCTGCAGTTTCGTAGTTAGCATTATACCCTGTTGACATTTTATCTGGGATATATAAAACTATCTCGTCACTACCAATTACTAAACGTTGCTCCCCTGCGATCGCACTGGCAGCAACACCTGCTGCAGCGCCAGCACCAGCACCTAAAATTCCACCAACAAGTCCTGCTGCCATTTTTACACCGATTGATACTGGACCACCTGTAGTATTAGGATTCGGATTGACAGTTTTACCACCATTTGCACTCAATGTTGCACCAAGAGATTTAGCAAGACCAGCACCAGCAGCAGCACCTAATGGAGCACCAATTAACGCACCTGCTGCACCTGTTGCGACTTTACCGTTTTCTGGATCGACTCTGTTCTGATCTGTCTGATCAAAAATTCTACCGCCACCAGATGCCAATAATTCTTTACCTCGTTTTGTTCCTTCGCGCACGAGAGGATAGAAAACAACATAATGTGGATACTCCTCGGAGTTTCCAATGTCCAACGGATATCGACGCTGACCATCTGCATCCAGCGGTGTTTCTAGGAAATTGAGCGGTGCGCTGCCTCTACTGAACCGACTTTCTTTTTTTGGCGCAGGCGCTGCAGTCGCAGCAGCAGGTGCAGTTGCTCCTGGAGCAGGAGTTTGTGCAGGAGGAGCAGGTGCAGGAGTTAATGCCATCTAGAATAAATATCCTATTAAGTATAGAGTTTGGAATATTTATATGAGTTATGGCAAGGAATCTTTGAAAGGTCTGTATAAAATACAGCATCCAAAGAAATACATTGGGAATCCAAACAATATTGTTTATCGCTCCAGTTGGGAACTAAAGTTCATGAAGTGGTGCGATAATAACGACAACATATTGGAATGGGGATCTGAAGAGTTACCCATACCGTATATCTCTCCTTTAGATAATCGAGTACATAGATATTTCGTGGATTTTTATATCAAGGTTCAAGAAAAAAGTGGTGTTACAAAGAAGTATCTGGTTGAGGTAAAACCGCAGAAGTTTACTAAAGAACCCAAAGTGCCTGCTAGAAAAACAAAGAAGTTTCTACAGGAAGTTATGCAATGGGGGGTAAACCAAGCAAAGTGGAAATTTGCTACTGAGTTTTGTGAAGATAGAGGATGGAAATTTATCATCCTGACTGAGAAAGAGTTGGGAATCCGTAATAAATAAGAAGGAGAATATCTATGGCAAAAGCAAAATCAGGTGGCGGAAATACTAAGATTTCCTTTACTAATCAAAAGAAGGGCAAGACATCAATTGGTGGTAGTGCCTCTTCGATAAAGTTTTCAACCATGAATAAACGTAAACGTGCTAACTATAAAGCATACAGAGGACAAGGTAGGTAATTGGCAAATCCGTTTCAGAGACTTCGTGCCAAGGCAGGTGATGGACAAAGATCCATGGATTGGTATATGAATAATGTGAAAAACCTCGTTGGCGCGAGGTTGTCTCAGAGCAGCGTAATGAAATCAGATATCGGTGAATTGAAAACCAATATCGAGATCGGTTCGATGTATTTGTATTTCTACGATCCAAAGTTAAAGGAAGAACTTCCTTTCTATGACACTTTTCCGTTGGTACTACCATTTGGTCCAGCAAAGGGTGGATTCTATGGAATCAATTTACATTACCTACCTTACCTGCTACGAGCACAAGTCCTTGGCGAGTTGTTAGACTATAAGACAACCAAGACATATTCTGAAACAACCAAGTTACGTATGTCATATAATCTGTTAAATAATTTAAAGAACGCGAATGAAGTCAAACCATGTATCAAACATTACCTGACCAATCATGTTAACTCGCAATTCTTAAAGGTCAACCCTGAAGACTGGCAAGCAGCAATATTCTTACCGATCGAGAACTTTGTGGGTGCTACAAAGGAACAGGTATTCAGAGATTCTAGGAGCAAATTCTAATGGCGAGACCAACGTTTCATAACATCAATGATTTTTTATCTCAGATTAGAAAAACTGATTTAGCAAGATCAAGTCGGTTTGAGGCAATGTTTTTGCCGCCTCCATTTATGACTGATCATAGAACAAGTCAAGGACCATCGCCAAAATTAATTTCCATGATGGTTGAAGACGCAATATTCCCAGGAATGCTGGTTGGAACTAGACCACTAAGAATAAACAACCTGAACGAACAGCGTGCGAATGCTATCGATTTTGGTGGAGATGCTATTACGTTTACGTTTTTGTGCGATACATCTTGGACAGCAAAAGATTTCTTCGGAGACTGGATGCGCAAAATCATAAATCCATACTCGAGATATGTAAGTTACCCTGAAGATTATTATTCAGAAATTGATTTAGTATCTCTTAACAATGAAGACAACGTCATTGCTCATTGGAAAATCCATGATGCTTTTCCTAGATCAATCGCACCAATATCTGTTTCTGCGACCAATTCAGAAGTTCTCAGAATGCCTGTAACTTTCGCGTATAAGAGATGGGAAGTAATAAGTGCGTATACGCCAGAGGGTAGAGAATATGAAAATTTGAATGATTTAGACAACA